CCTCGCGGCGTAGGTGCTGCGCTTCGTGGATACGGCAAGGCGATGAAAAAATGAGCAAGATCGATACGCTTATAAAGCTGGCAGGCAAGTTCAAGTCGGACTTGCGCCAGCAGTATAAAGATTCGATGAGCTATCCAGACGCTGGTGAGACTGCTCGTAGAAAAGACATGGGTGCTAAGTCTCCAAGCGAACAAATCAACGAAGCGTTTTCTAAGATAGAGAGATCAAAAACTCCTTCTGAAGCTAGATCAAAAGCTCGCGACTTGTTTGGTGATCTTGATATTGACGGTGCTATCGAAGAAGCGGGTGGCTTTGAGAAAGCGTTTAAGACTGCTCCGATAAAGGGCGTGACTAGGGCGCGTGAAAGCATGCTGACGCCTGCCCAAAAGAGGCGTGCTCGCAAGACTCAGAAAGAGTCTGGCCTTTCTGCCCGCAGGGACATGAAGGATGCCAAGCCGCCAGTTGAGAAGTCAGAGGGTGGTATGGCGACAAGCCGATCTCGCAAACCCAGAGGAGTGGGTGTAGCATTACGAGGCTACGGAAGAGCACTCAAGTAAACTAAGATAGACTAGAAACAAAAGGATCAGTTTTGCCATATCTGCAAAGCAACATCCCGCACTTCAAGTGCTGGGTGAGAAGAGAGTACACACACAACCATCAGAAATATCACGGCGAGTTCTTACACGCGATGGCAATCGCTGTGACCACCATGCCCACGAGGTGCTTGAGTTTTCAGGTAATCTTTACCGGCTGTGAAGTCGATGACGAAGAGGATGAGTCAAATGTGCATGGTGGGGCCATGTGGGCGAGGATGCCGATCACTGCTTTGGTGGCGGACACGCCGTTTGAAGACTGGCCTATCCCTATGGCGGTACATGATGCCCAGCCTTGGGACTGTTCTTCTCACACTCATGCTGTATACGTTCTAGATCGTGCCACACCGTGCCCTTGGCTTGCCAAGATCGATGGCAACATGTACCCGGCAAAGTATCTGTTTACGGTTGATTATGCGGAGAATGAGATCGCTGATGATCCTGCGCAGCATAAGCAATCGCATGTGATGGAGTTACTTGATGCTGGCGAGTGGACTGGGAATATAGTAGCTTTGCCTAACAACAGGGTGCGAGTGACGCATCCTGCGTGGTTTGAGACTGGCAGTGGAGCACCTGACTTCAAGCCTTCTCAGCACATTCACTACAGCAAGTCGGATTTAGATTACACGTTAGATGTGAATCGTATCTTCGATAATCTGTATGCTGATAGTGGCCACGATACTGAGGACGAGTAAACTCGAACACAGAGGGGTAGACTCGACCAGATGAGTAAACTCAAGAAGGGCATGCCATGGCCATAGAGCGCGGTGTAGATGACGTTGATATCGATGAGCTAGGGATCGATGACAACACCAAAGAGATTGAGGTCGGGTCAGAGTCTCCTGAAGATCTGATGTTTGATGGAATGGATGATGAAGATGCCGCGATCATGGACGATGGCACCATGGTATTTGGTGAAGATGAGCTTCGTGAAGACATCCCTCTTTCGTTCAATGCCAACCTTGCTGAAGTCATTGATAAGTCTGATCTGGGTAGAATCTATTCTGACTTGATGGCTGACATTGATGACGATAAGTCATCGCGCAAAGAATGGGTTGATCAGTATACCGAGGGCTTGAAGTTCTTGGGCATGAAGTTTGAAGATCGCACAGAGCCTTTTGAGGGCGCATCTGGTGTGATTCATCCGCTGCTTGCGGAATCTGTGACGCAGTTTCAAGCACAAGCATACCAAGAATTATTACCTGCTGGTGGCCCTGTTAAGACCATGGTCATAGGTATGGGCACGCCGCAGACTGATCTACAGGCGGCTCGTGTTCAGGAGTTCATGAACTATCTGATCACTCAGGAGATGAAGGAATACGATCCTGAGACGGATCAGTTGTTGTTTTATTTGCCTTTGTCTGGCAGCGCGTTTCGCAAGGTTCACTTTGACCAGTCACTAGGCCGTCCTGTTTCTCGCTTTATTCCGTCTGAAAAGCTGATCGTGCCTTATGGCACCACTAGTCTTGATAATGCGGTGCGTATCACGCATGTGATTGACATGTCGATGAACGAAGTACGCAAGCTTCAGCAGACGGGCTTTTATCGCAAGACCAAGATCTCTGGTGAGTCTGACGATACGACGTATTCGTCTACGGATGTTGAGGAAGAGATTGATGAACTGCAGGGCGTGAAGCCATCTGGTAGCTCTAGCGATTACGAAGCAGAGCTTATGGAAGTTCACGTTGAGCTTGATATCCCTGGTTTTGAAGATAAGGACGCGCAAGGTGAAGAAACAGGTATCAAGTTACCGTACATCGTCACGTTACTCCCCAGGCAAAACACGATTCTTTCAATACGCAGGAACTATGTCGAAACGGACATTATGCGCCGTCGTATTGACTACTTTGTGCATTACAAGTTTCTGCCAGGTGTTGGTTTTTATGGTTTTGGTCTGACCCATATGATTGGTGGGTTGTCACAGGCATCCACTTCTATTCTGCGTCAGCTGATCGACGCTGGCACGCTGGCGAATTTGCCAGCAGGTTTCAAGGCTCGTGGTATTCGTATTCGTGATAGCGATGTGCCACTGCAGCCTGGTGAGTTTAGAGATATGGACGCCCCCGGCGGGTCACTGCGCGATGCGTTGATGCCGCTGCCTTTCAAAGAACCAAGCGGCACGTTGTTGCAGTTACTTGGCATGTTGGTAGAGGCGGGCCGTCGTTTTGCATCTGTTGGTGATATGCAGGTTGGTGATGGTAACCAGCAGGCGCCTGTCGGCACCACGATTGCGTTACTTGAGCGCGGCACTAAGGTGATGAGCGCGATACACAAGCGCATGCACTACAGCCAAAAGGTTGAGTTCAACATTCTTGCACGGGTGATAAAAGAGTCACCGATCAAGGCGTATCCGTATCAGATCGCTAGTGGACAGCAGCAGTTGTTGGCTCAGGATTTCGATGATCGTATCGACATCATTCCTGTATCTGACCCGAATATCTTCTCTATGAGTCAGCGTGTGATGCTTGCTCAAGAGATGATGCAGATGGTCCAGTCGAACCCGCAGATCCATGGGCCACAGGGTATGTACGAGGCGTATCGACGCATGTACGAAGCGATGGGTATACAGCAGATTGAGCAGTTACTACCACCACCTCCGCAGCCACAGCCTGTGCCGCCTGGGATAGAGAACTCAAACTTCTTGCAGATGCAGCCTGCACAAGCGTTTGCAGAACAGAGTCACGAGGCGCACATAGATGCACACATTGCGTTACTCAAAACGCCAATTGTGTCTTCTGCTCCTCCGGGTCAGCAGCAAGTTATGGCTATGATTCAGGCGCACATCTATCAGCACATTGACTTCAAGGCACGCGAGATGGCTCAGCAAGACCCTGAGATCAAGCAGATGGAACAACAGATGCAGCAAACTCAACAGCAGATGCAACAACAAGCTCAGATTGATCCGATGGCTGCGCAACAGGCTCAGATGCAGATGCAGCAGATGCAACAACAGATGCAGTTGATCATGGAAGACAAGGTCGCTGAGATTACTATGCAGCTAACAGAGCAGTTGATTCCAGAGCTCGCACCGACACAACAAGATGATCCTTTGGTTAATCTGCGTGATCGTGAACTTGATATCAAAGAAGCGGACTTGCAGCGTAAGGCTGAAGAGGCTGATCGAAGAATTAATCTGGAAAGTGAACGTATTGATAACGCTGCAGACATGGCTGATGAGCGCATGGAGTTGCAGAAAGAGATTGCTGACATGAAGGACGATGTGGCTCGTGAGCGAATAGGCTTGCAGCGTTCCGCACAAATGGCTAAAACTGCAGAAAATATAGCAAAAGATTTTTTCAGGCGGTAAATCAAAAGAGGGATTTACAATGAGTTCAGTAAGACAGAAGATGGCCGCAGTTCAAAAGGCCATAAACAAGGCTGAAGAAGCACTACGACTTGGTGAAAAAATACTCCCTGAGTTAAAAGAAACTTCAGAGCTTGTTGAAGATAAGGTTGAGGAAGTTGCGCAGCCAACACCAGAGAAGAAGGCGGCACCTAAAAAGAAGGCTGCTCCAAAGGCCAAAGCCAAATCAACACCAAAAGGTAAGAAGTCATGATCAAGCGTCAAACGAGTTTTCCCCAACCAAAGGTCACTGATAGCAAGGTGTCTATCAAAGATCAGGGTACAGTGAACTATGCAAAGAGCGAGTCTGTAGCTACGCCCACTTCTTCTGCTCCTTACGGCGCAGGCGAGATGCGTGGTGGTGGTGCAGCGATTCGCGGTAAGAAGTTCAGCGGAATCTTCTAATTTCTATGTTTGCACCGATGATGCAATACAGAGATGGGCGTCCTAATGACTCCATCATTAGGCGCGTGGTCGGCGAGACTCCGAAACTCCCCATGCTGACAGACATGAGTTATCGTCCACCCATCGGCAGCTTTACGCCTGCAAGAAGCCTTGGCGGTGGACCCTCTCCAGCTTATCTGGCTAATATT